TCACTCCGAGGAGCATAGGAAAAAGAACTCCTTGGCTCAGAGTGGAAAGACCCTGAGCCAAGAACATAAGGACAAGATCGGTGCCGGAAACTCCGGAAAGGTTTTGTCTGCTGAGACCAAGAAACTTCTTTCTATTGCAAAAAAAGGGATTCCTCTTTCGGAGGCTCACAAGCAAAAGCTAAAGGAGTCCCATGTAGGAATGAAGGGAAAGAAGCACTCGCCAGAAACGATAGAAAGAATGAGGGTCGCGCAAAAGGCGGCGGCCGCAAATAAAAAAGCGGCAACACTATGCGAGGCTGAAAATGTCGTTCTATCCGAGGATGCAAGCTGTTGCGTTGAGGTTAATTGAGCAGTACGGCCAGCCCGTGATCATTCGCAAAACTGAAGTTGGTGAATGGGACCCGGATCAGAGCGATAAGCCCCCAGAAATAACCACGGAGCAGACGGCTCAGGGCATCCTGATCGACTTCACAGGCCAAGAATTCCAGAACAACAGCCTGATCAAGCAGGGCGATAAGAAACTCAAGATCGCCGCGAAAGGGCTGGAGTGGGTGCCGGGACTGCTGAATAAGGTGATCGTCCAAGGTCGTACCTGGTCAATCGTTCCTCCGCTGAAGGGGGTCAACCCAGCCGGTACGCCGATCCTGTATGAGCTACAGGTACGGTCATGACGAACCGCTACGCAGGTATGAACGGCAGCTTCGCCGAGAATATCCGCGACTTCGCCGAGCGCGCGCAGGCCGGTATCGACGCAACCATCCGCGAAATCGTGATCGAGATCGGCAGCAGCGTGATTCGGATGTCTCCGGTCGGTAACCCCGAGATCTGGGCAGCGAACATTGCTCACCGTCAGTCGAATACCCGGGCGGCCGACGACTATGACTTCAAGGTCGCCGTGCGCAACACGCTGGTCAACCTCAACGAGTCCAACTTCACGAAGGCTGGCAATCTGCGGCGGGGTGTCAAGTACGCCAAGCCTCTGACCAAGACCGAGCGCGACCAGAACTTCAACGTGAACGGTCTGGTCGCTGGAAAGGACTACGTCGGTGGTCGCTTCCGGGGGAACTGGCAGTTCTCCATTGATGCCCCGGCCGAGGGGGTGCTTGATCAGGTCGACCCGAGCGGCAACGTGACCATCGCGGCCCTTAGGGCGCAGGTGAAGTCCCTGACTGCCGGGCAGACGGCCTATATCGTGAACAACCTGCCGTACGCGATCGCCCTAGAATACGGCCATTCGACCCAGGCTCCAGGCGGTATGGTCCGGATCACCCTGGCTCGCTTCCAGCAAATCGTCGATGAAGCCATCAGGAATAACCAGGTATGAGCCACTCCATCATTCGCGTGCTGTTTGAGGGGCGCCTCGTTAAGTGGGCAAAAGCAAAGTCTCCTGCGTTGCGTGTAGCTCGGCAGAACGACGGGTTTGAGCCGTTGGTAGATGAGTCCTACTTCCGCGCATTCACTCTTCCGGCCGCGGTCGACAGTCTTGATCTTGCAGGTGCCCATCGGCTTTACACGGGCGTGTTTCAGGTGACGATCGTCACACCCGCAGGTAAGAGCACTTTTGCCGGTGACAGCCTGGCTGACGAGCTTGCGGCGTTGTTCCCGCTGAATGATCGACTGACCAAGGATGGCCTGACCGTCCAGGTCATGACACCCGTTGAGCCAGGGCCTCATCAGCAAGAAGACTCAGCCTCGACGATACCGGTCTCCTTCGAATATCGAGCCGACACCACCTAATTCCGCCCGTTGGGCAACCCCACGAACCCGCCTATGTGCGGGTTTTGTCATTTCTGAAAAGAGGAAACACCCATGGCCGTCTTTCTGCCGAATGGCTCTACCGTTGTGGTCGCATCCGGCTACGGCGATCCAATCAGCATCACCGCAATCACCAATGCAATCGAGGCATCTGCGTCGGCAGCAGCTCACGGCTTTAAAGCTGGCGACTTTGTCGAAGTGACCTCCGGTTGGGCTCGCCTGAACAATCGTGTACTGCGCGTGAAAACTGCTACCGCTGACGCGTTTGTCCTTGAGAAAGCAAACACGCTGAATGTCGCGCGCTTCGTTGCCGGTGGCGGCATTGGCTCCGTTCGGAAGATCTCGGGCTGGGTGCCTGTTAGCCAGGTTACGGATTCCGTAAAGGCCGGCGGTGATCAGCAGAACGCTACCTACTCCTTCCTGGAAGAGGATGACGAACACCAGATCCCGACTACCAAGTCTGCAATCTCGTTCACGCTGACGCTTGCAGATGATCCGGACTTGCCGCACAACGATGTGCTGATTGAAGCTGATGACGACAAGAAGCCCCGCGCCGTAAAGATCAATCTCGCGGCTGGTGGCTGCATCGTCTACAACGCTTACGCGTCGTTCGACAACGTGCCGTCCCTCAACAAGAACAACATCATGACTGTCACCGCGGTGTTTGCGGTGGTGGCCAAATTCATCCGCTACGCCGCGTAAGGGGGATCCATGGCTAAGTTCAAGTTGATCCAGAAACCGACCTTCAAGGCGCCGGTGATGATTCCTCGTGTTGGTGGCAGCGCCGAGAAGGTGGAGTTCGAATTCAAGTACCTAGACCGAACTGCTCTCGCCGAACTGCATGCCGAATGGAGCGAGCGACACGACGAGCTGAACAAGAAAGCGGCCGATGTTGACCTGAAGACATTCACTGCTGCGCACATTGACCTTCAGGTTGATCAGCTTATGGCAGTCGTCGTCGGCTGGGACATCGAAGAGAAGTTCAATGTCGACAACGTCAGGGTCTTGGTCACCTCAATCAACTCAGCTCCTGGCGCTGTATTGGGCGCTTACTCGTCGGCGTTCAACGAGGCCCGCCTGGGAAACTCCTAAGCGCCGCACGCGCGCTCTACCAGCCAACTCTGGAGGGCACGGATGCCTTTGGCTTTACCGCCGAAGACTACTCGACGGAAGTCGAGGTTTGGCCCGACAACTGGGACGTCTTCAAGGTATTTGAAGCCATGAGCACCCAGTGGCGTACAGGTGCGTGCGGCGCTACCGGACTGGATTACAAGTCAATTCGCGACGTTGCCGGCTTCCTTGGTCTCAACCGACAACAGGCCGTCGATATCTTTCCTGGCATCCGCGTCATGGAAGCGGAAGCCCTGCAGGTGATGGCGGAACAGAGAGAAAGAAAATGAGCACCAACTTCACGTCCCTGGGCATTGCGGTTGAGTCGTCTGATGCTGTCAAAGCTGCTGACGATCTTGGAAAGCTGGTTACTGCTGCCGAGGGCGCGGAGAAGGCGGTAGATGGGCTGAGCAAGGCAAGTGATGATCTTGCCGGCACCGGCAAAAAAGTCGCTCAAGCTGAAGCTGAGGCCGCTCAGGGTATCGAGAAGTCCACCGGCGCCAGAGAGCGGCAGGCCGGAGCGAGCCGCAAAGTAGCCGACAGCGCTGTCGCTGAGATCAACGTCATCAGCCAGCTCGACAAGGCGATGACGGGCAACATCGACAGCATTGAGTCTCTGGTGCAAGCCGAGGGCTTGCTTGAGCGTGCCCGCAAGGGTGGCTTGGTCACCATTGAAGAGCAGGCCAAGTACCAGGATCAGCTGGGTAAGGCCTACGACAAGATCGAGAAGGCAGAAGCCAAGGAACTGGCGCAGAAGCAAAAACTGATCGAGGCTGAAGGCCGTCAGATTGATGCGTTGAAACGGACCGTCAATGGAATTGACCCAGTAACCGCGAAGCTGGCCAAACTGGAAGCCCAGGAAAAGGCGCTCAATGACCTGCACAAGGCCGGCGAGATCGATGCTACCCGCTACAACGAAGCGCTGGCAAAAATAGGCAAGGACCGCTCTGGGCTGACGGCAACAGAAACGGCTTTCGACAAGCTGAAGCTTGGCACCCGACAGGCGCAAGAAAACGTCATGCAGCTCACCAACGCCCTGCAGTCTGGGGACTGGGGGAGCGGGGCGCGGGCAGTTGCTCAGTTGGGCGCCGGTGCTGGGGCGTCAGCGAAAAGTATGGCTTCCATGCTGATCCCTGCCGGTTTGCTGGTCGCCGTTCTCGGGTCACTTGGTTACGCCTATCTGGATGCAATGAAGCAGGCGCGGGAGTTCAACTCCGCAGTCAACGGCGGTTCGAATGATGCCGGGCAGACTATTGGCAGCCTGAAGGAGATGGCAGAGGGGGCCGGCCGTGTTACCGGCAATCTCTCCGGCGCGCGAGAGGCGGTTGTGTCCCTTGCCTCCGGCGCGGCCACCAGTGGAACGCAGATGCGCAACCTGGCGGAAGCCGCAGCGGCGATCAGCGAGATTACTGGTAAAGGCGCCGGCGAGCTTGCCGTGTCCTTTGCCACCGCCGGCGATACGGCGACCGAGGCCGCCGGCAAGATCAGCAGTCAATATGGCCTGCTGACGCTTGAGCAGTACCAGGTGATCAAGGGTATTGATGATCAGGGCGATCACCAGCGCGCGCTTGACGTGCTGAGCGAGGATCTTAACCAGTCAGCGCTGGAACGACTGAAGACGTATCGCGCCTCGCTGTCTGATGTCGAACGCGACTGGGATGACATCAAGAACGCCATCAAAGGCGCATACGCGGCTGTTCGGTCTGAAGTCTTTCCTGACCTGGCCAAGCAAATCGAGATCACTCAACGGGTACTCGACACACGAAAGGGCGGGGGGTTTTCTGGTGCGATCTCTAACGGGCTGAGTTCTCTCAACTCCGCACTGGGCCTGGGCACCGGTAAGGATGACGACTCAACACCGGCGCTCGAGGCAAAGCTCGCAGAACTCAAGGCGCGTCAGGCAGCGAGTGAAAGCCTTACCGCCTCTACTGGTGAAACAACTCGGGCCAATAAAGAGCTGATCGCAACAGAGAAGGAGCTAAGTGCTCAACTCGATGACATCAATCCTCTCAACAAGCGTCTGGCCGGGCTCCAAAAGCTGGATGATAAATTTACAACGCTCTACCAAAACGCTGAAAAGACTGGACAGAAGTCGCCACTGCTGGACGGTGTCAGCTTTGATGGCAAGAAGTTCTCCGGTGGTGCTTACGACACGCTACTGAAGGGGCTGAATGACAAAAACAAAGACCCTAAAGCTTCCGGTAGCCAGGTCGACCTGACCGGCTTCAACAACGCCAAGAACAACCTCGCAGCCGTCGTTGAAGAATACAAAAACGCCCAGAAGGAACTGGACGCAGCGCAGAAGGCTGGATTGGTTTCGCAGTCGGACTATGCCCTGAAGCGCGCCGCCATGATCGGCAACGAGCGTGACGAGGTGTCGGCAGCCTACGAGGCCGAGATTGCGGCTCTGGAATCCACCAAGGGCAAGAAGTCCACGACAGCCGCGCAAAGCATCCAACTCGACCAGAAGATCGCTGACGCGCGCGCAGGGATGGTCAAGGCGCAGAAGGAGGCCGACAGCCAGCTTGAGGTGTTGGCCACCAACGAGACCGGGCGCCTTGCCAAGCAGGAGCGGTCGATCACCACCTACGTGCAGGCCCTGGCTCAGCAGCAACGAGCTCTGGAGCTTGCCGGCCAGCGCGCGGTTCTCGGCGTGGGGCAGGGTGACCGCCAGAACGCACTCAACGGCGAACTGAACAGCCAGCAAGACCGGTTTGCTCAGCAGTCGCTGGAACTGGCC